ACCGCATGGACCCGAACCCATCAAAAGAGATGCCACTCGATCAGCAGCTGTTGTCCTACGTCTTCCGACAACGTGATGGCCGGCCCGCCTTCGACTGGGGACTCAAGGAAGACCTGCCCGCACGGATGGCCGCGTCGGATCAGTTCCACGATCACCCCAGCTTGCAGCCGTCCAACGTGCCGGAGTTGCCCCCGTCATCTGGTGGCGTTCTCTCGGGGGCCTTCGATGTTTGATGACAAGACACTCCGGCAACTTTTGCAACGCGGCATTGATAACGGCTGGTGGACCGTGGACCATCTGGACCGACCAAGCCCCGGCCTTGAACTTCTCAGGCGCGAGGCCATCCGCCACCCTGACCCCACGATCCGCGTTGCCTTGTCCGAAGGCATGAAGCCACATCGGAACATGCTCCGTGAACTTGGCCCACCGGAACGCCCCGAAGCCAAACCCTCCGCCCGCGATTTCACCGAACCCCCGACCCTTCGCTTCTGATGACCAAGCTGTCCCGAATCGAGTTCAACGCCACCCCCGAAGAGCGCAAGCGCTTAGACATCGAGGCCGCTGCCCATGGCATGAGCCGCCAGGAACTGATCCGCGAGCGCGTCTTAATGCGCACGCCCGAAACCCCGAAGTTCCGCACCGATAAGGGCGCGATTGACCGAGCCGTGGAGGCTGTCACCCGTCAACATGTCGGGCTGCCCCGGCACGCCCTAGAGCCGATTGTCTGCACGGTGCTCTGTTCACTGGTGGCAGACAGTGAAAGAGGTGGCATGCCTGATTGACAGGGGGCATGGCATGCCATATATTGAGGGAGTTAAGGGGAGACCCGCAACACCTCAACCATGAAAACCATCACCTTCCTCTCCATCGCTGCCGCCGCTGTCGTCGGTGCGATGACCTCCGTCGATCTGGTTAAGAAGGGCGACCACAACGCCGCCGCCCTCTTCGCTGGCTTCACTGCCTTTGCTGCAGCGTCCAGCGTCTGCACCATCGGATCCATCATCGACGAGGCTTGACCCATGACCCTTCAGTCATTCGAGCCCGGCCAAATCGTCTACGAGGAGCAAAGCCACAACCTCACGGATGTTTCTTTTCACCTCGTCGTTCGCACTTCAGCGCACAGCGTCTGGCTCCGGCCAATCGGCAAAACCGAAACAGAGCTAGGCAATGGTCAAGGCTCTGTTTTGCCTGACACCCAGCGCCAGGCCCCCGACCGTTCGATCTTTCGGATGAAAATTCAAAAGGACAGCGACGGGGCTCAGTGCGCTTTTGACCGCTTCCGTGTTTATCGGATCTTTGATGGCGTGGCCAAGTACGTGAACCACTGGGACTGATCCATGACGCTTGTCCGCTTCAACAGTCACCGCGCTCGTGAGAGCGCAAAGGCCATCCATCCGCTAGGCCCCTGCTTTTATTCCTGGGGCACTCACGCGACGGGCGGGTTCTTTCGGTTCCCTGATTCCGTCATCTCTCGGATTCTGGAAATCAAAGGAGCCAGCAAGGCCAGCCAGCGCTACGAATATCAAGAGTGTTGGCACTAGCCGGTTGGCATACTGTCCACGGTCTTGACCGTTGGTATGCCAATCGGTTATCTTTAGTTCATCGGGAGGCGGAGACGCCCCCGGTTCACCTCATCACCTCGACCATGAACCTCTCCGACGCTGCCCGCGAGCTTGAGCTGTACGCCACCAACACGGAGGCATATATCAAGCCCGTGATCCAGAATCTGAGCAAGCATCACAAGCGCGGCAACTTCTCACTCGATAAGGCCATCCACTCAATCGAGCGTTATTGCCTCACCCCCGCCGCTAAGCAGTACAACCTCGAACACGGAACCATGACCACCCCATGGCACGCTGTGTTCCCTAAAGCCGTCAGGCTTGAAGCTGCTGAATCAATCGCCCTTGAATGGGCCGCTGAGTTCCGCCTCGGCAACTATTGGACCTGAGCCCTCCGGGGCTCTTTTTTTTTGGCCAGGGGTTGTGCTTCTGCCCATGGCATGCCATAATTCATTCAACGGGGGACGACCCCACAACACCTCGCCTCAAATGACCATCGCTACCGCCTTCACCGCTCGCGTTGCCACCCTCGATTCCGAGACCCTCCGCAGCCTCTACCGCGAAATGTTCAACCAGCCTCTGGTTCCTTTCCAGGCCCTGGACATCGTGCTCAACCGCCTGATGGATCTCGACGGTGTAGAAGCTGTTGATGCCTTCGTCGATACCGTCGCCTGATCCCCTCGGGGCTCCCTCTCGATCCACCGCACCTCACCCCATGGACTGGCACACCTACACCCTCAACCTCTACGAACAGCAGCCCGCCTTCTGGGCTGATCAACTCCCACAAGAGCCGCCCTCCTACCTCTGCGAGGCACGCCGCCGCACCATCCTCGACCGCGTACTCAACCGCCCCGGCGAACTGATCTGGGACGAATGGATCCAAACCATCGACCAATGGCGAGCCCTGGAGATGGAAGCCCTCCGCGACGGCCTCACCCTCACCACTGACCCGACGCCCTCCACATAATCACCACGCCGGGGAGCCTGACGCCCGAGAATCCCCATCCTCGGGCTGAGAGTCATACAAAACCCAGGAGGGAAAGACAGGGCGGGTAGAGGTGCCCGATCGATCCCCCGGCGTTCAAACTTCACACCACCAACCGATGGACCAACACCTCAGGACACAACAAAATCAGCTAGAGCTTGCCGCCTTTGAAAGCTATGAGCGCCGACTCCGTGATGCCTACCGACGAGCTACAACCCCCGAACCCGCGCCTTCGGAATCAGGAGGACGGAACCGTTCGTATTTCCGTCGGTGAATTCGTTGGCACGGTGTCGAGCCATCATCTGGTCGATGTGAAGATCAATCAGCTGAATGACTACTGGCGCAAGATGCACGCCCCACGGAATCAGGCTGGCTAACCTCTAGCCGTCGCCTGTAACATTCGGGCATGGCTAAGAAGTCAACCAACAAAGAAATACACGACAGGGTCAACACTGTTTATCAGTTGTTGATTAAGTCTTGGTCGCGCTTCGACATTCTTCAATACGCCGCGACTGAGTGGGATTTGTCGAGCCGTCAGACAGATGAATACATCGCACGCGCTCGCCAGTTGATAGAAGAGGATTCAGCTGTTGAGCGTCCGCAATGGTTGGCCGCTGCAGTACGTCGTCTTGCGGAATACGAAAAGCGGGCCGGCAATGATGACCGCCAGGTGGCTGTCGCGATCAAAGCACTTGAGACTCAAGCCAAGCTACTGCGGTTTGACATCTGATGGTCTCGCTCCTCCACGGGCTGACCGAATCCGAGCCGCTTCTGGCCTTTGCCTCCCCGCCTGATCAACAGGAGGCGGCCGACATCCTCGAACGCATCCGCGCTGATCTGCACCCTGGCCAGCTGGCCTTTGTGGACGACCAGGACACCGAGATCCTCGGGCTGTGCGCCGGCTACGGCAGCGGCAAGACCCACGCCCTGGCTGCCAAGACTTGCGCCCTGGCCCTGGCCAACCAAGGCCACACCGGCTGCGTGATGGAGCCCACCGGCCCGCTCGTTCGGGACATCTGGCTTAACGACTTCGAGGCGTTCCTGGAGCGCTATGAGATCCCCTACACCTTCCGGGCGAGTCCACTGCCCGAGGTGATCTTGCATCTGCCCGGGGGTGACACAAAAATCCTGTGCCGGTCCCTTGAGTCCTGGACGAGAATTATTGGACTTAACCTGAGCTTCTGCCTGGCCGATGAAATGGACACGGTCCCACCGGCCGTGGCCGCCAAAGCCTTCCCCAAAATCCTCGGCCGCCTTCGGGCCGGCAACGTCCGCCAGTTCGCCGCAGCATCCACCCCCGAAGGTTTCCGCTGGATGTGGAACACGTTCGGCACCGAGGAGGCAAAGGAGCGCAAGGACCGCAGGCTCATTAAGATGCGCTCGGCGGACAATCCACATCTGCCCCCAGACTTCATATCGAGGCTTGAGGCGTCCTATGACCCCAGCCTCCTCGCCGCGTACCTTCAAGGCGAGTTCACCAACTTGACCACCGGCCAGGTCTACGACCGGTTCGACCGCGCTAAACACATCTGTCGAGATCTTCCAGATGTAAGCGACGAACCCATCCGGGCCGGCATTGACTTCAACATCGGGAATATGAGCGCCGTTATTGGCGTCCGTCTGGGCAACTCTCTTCTGCTGATTGATGAAATCAGCGGCGCCCATGACACCGACGCCCTGGCACAAGAAATACGCAGACGATTTCCCGACCGTCGCATCCTGGCCTACCCGG